ATGAAAATAACACCAATAAGACTAAGAAGATTAAATGCAGGTATAGAACAAGAAGAAGCTATTCAATGTTTGGGAATAAGTAAAAGTACGTTCTATAAGTTAGAGCAAGGGTGGAGTGGAACTCCATCGGCACAACTAATAAAAAGAATGGCAGATACTTATGGATGTACTACAGATGAAATTTTCAGAGATTTAAAAATAACAGGATAAGGGAGTGAGTTAATTGTCAATTCTAATATCACCCCAAGAAGCTATGACAGTTTTAGGAGTGGGACATAACAAAATGTATTGCAATCTTTTAGTAAGAGAAGATTTTCCGGCCTTTAAGATGGATGGAAGATGGTATGTAAACAAATCCAAGTTACAAGAATGGGCAGATAATCAGTGTAATAAAAAATAAGGAGGACAAGCTGTGAAGGAACTAATAAAAATCAATACAAATGAAGAAGGTAAACAATTAGTAAGTGCAAGAGAACTTTATTTAGGATTAGGACTTAATAAAGCAGTATGGTCAAGATGGTATAAGACAAATATTTTAGAAAATGATTTCTTTAAAAAGAATTTAGATTGGGTAGGGGTTCAACATGATGTTGAAGGTAATGAAGTACAGGATTTTGCTATATCTCTTGATTTTGCAAAACATATTGCAATGATGGCAAGAACAGAAAAATCACATGAATATAGAAACTACTTTATTAAATGTGAGGAAGAACTTAAGAATCAAATCAAACCAACTTGTATAGAAGATGTTCTTATAGCTCAATTACAAGAAATGAAAGCAGTAAAGCAAACAGCACTAGAAGCTAAAGAAGAAGCAACTAAGAGTAGAGAAGAAATTCAAGCAATGAGAGAAGCAGTAACCTTAGATACTAATGGTTGGAGAAAAGAAACGGCTACTTTAATAAATAAGATAGCAAATAAGCTTGGAGGGTTTGAACATATAAGAAATGTTAGAGAAGAATCGTACAAGCTATTAAATGAAAACTATAGTGTAGATATAAACCGTAGATTAAATAATAAACAAAAGAATATGGCACTAGAGGGTGTAAGTAGATCTAAGATTAACAAGGTTAATTTATTAGATGTAATAGCAGAAGATAAGAAGTTATTAAATGGATATATAAATATAGTAACAAAAATGGCTATAAGATATGGAGTTGCTTAGGAGGTAAGTTAGTGAAGGTGTTATTAATGGTATTAGTACTAATATATTTGATATCAAAAGTATTTATATATTATTGTGCCGTAAGGGGGTTACTTTATCACTTAGGTATTAAATATAATGATATACCCAGTAAAGAGAAAATGAAAGAACTCACATCTATGGCAATTGAGAGAACCATAAAGGAGTTCTTAGGGAGAGTTTAATTAAATAAAACTTGATTAATAAGTTGAGTAACAACAGTACTAGCGATATTAGTTAATGCTTCCAAGGAGCATGAGCCAATTTTCTTAGAGATAGCTTTAGTATTATTCCAAATACTATCAGAACGGATATTGGCTAAAAATTCATGCCCTTTAGGAGATAAATCTTGAATTGTTATGCAATCACCAGCGTCATAATAATTAACTTTTAATATTAGAAAAGATTTATCGCATTGACGGATATGATAAATAATTTCTTCGTGAGTATATTTTGATAGTTTAGGAAATACATCACTGTTTATTCTGTATTCTAAATAATGATTGAAATCAGTTAATTCTTCAACTGTTAACAATATATCACGAATGCAATCAGGATTTAACTTCATAAAATTCACCCCCTTTCAACATAATTTTACCATATGTTAAGGGGATAGGAAAAATAAGGAGGTATAAATATGACAGAAACAGGATATCTAATTTCAAGGGGGTTAACAGTAATTTTCTTAATAATTATATTTCTAGTAGGAGTATTTTCTTATCAAGGTAGTACAAGAAGGATAGACAAGCTTAGATTTGGATTTTTAACAGTAGGTAGTATGTTAAGTCTACTATTTGCTTTAAATGTTTAGGAGGGATAGCAAATTGAAGAAGCTTAAGAAATTAACAAGAGATCAAAAGAAGTTTTTAGAGAAAGAAAGATTAAATCCTAATGACTTCTTAATAGAAAGAGCAACACCAGAAGAGTATGTATTTTATAACAAGTATACAGAAGCATTATGGACTTATGACAGAACTATGGGGGTATGGCTATGAGTAATATTGATTTAGTTCATGCAGCATATGTACAAAGAAAGGTACAAGAAGCAGAGCGAAGAAGATGGGCAGATGTTATTAAAGAAGAAGTAGAAAAAATAAAAGGTTGCAAACCAGCCGACCAAAGCATAGAGAGCAACCATAAAGACATTATAGATAGTATACTACCAGGAGCAGATTTAGGCAATGACCAGTTATATGACATAAAGAGTGGACAAACTATTAGAGATTTATAGGAGGCTTTAGAAATGGCAGAAGAAGTTAAGAAACTTAATATATATCAAAAGTTACAGAGATGCAGGGTAGAGGTTCAATCTGGCGGACTTCAAAAGACAGGTAAAGGTTATTCATATCAATATTTTGAACTAGGAGATTTTCTTCCTACTATAAATGCAACTTGTGATAAGTACGGTTTATCTCCAATTTTTAAATTTGAAAAGACACAGGCATCATTAACAATTATTGATTGTGATGAACCAGATAAGAGCATTATCTTTGATACACCAATAGAAATTGCAAGTATAGCAAAGGGATCTGCAATTCAGCAGATAGGTGCAACACAAACATATGCTAGAAGATACCTGTATATGATGGCATTTGAAATTGCAGAATCAGACATAGTAGATAAGGTTGAACCGGATTTAGAAAAAGAAGAAGGTTTTAAGAAGATAGGAAAAGTTCAGATTAGTGTAATTAGAGGAATACTTGAAGAAACACAAGGAGATGAAGAAAAATTCTGTAATCATATTGGAGTTGATAGAGTAGAGGATATTTGTAATAAAGATTATCCGTTTTGTCTAAAAGAATTAGAGAAAAAGAAAGTTGAATATTATAAAAAGCAAAAAATGATAAGCGAACAGAAAAAACAACAAGAACAGTTTCAAAAAGAATTAGAAGCTAAGCAAGAAGATTTTGAGTTTTAGGGGGATATGAGAAATGAAAGAGATTATTGTAAATACACAATTACCAGTAATAAAGACTAATTTTGAAGAAGTTAGGGAAAGTTTGATTGTAAACCTAGAAAAGTACAAAGGGATTGTAGTAACAGAAGAAAATCAAAAAGATTGCAAAGCTATGCAAAAAGAATTAGCAGGTCTTAGAAATCAAATAGATACAGAGAGAAAATCTATTAAGAAGCAAGTTGAAGCACCAATAAAGAAATTTGATACAGATGTAAAAGGACTTGTTGGAATAATAACAGAAATTGAAAAGCCAATCAAAGAAGGCATTAAGGTATTTGATGATAAACGCAAAGAAGAAAAGAGAAAATTTGCAGATGTGAAGATATTTGAGATTTGCCAAAAGCTTAATTTAGAAAAGAAATATGCAGATCAACTTACAGTACTAGATAAGTATTTAAATTTAAGTGCTAGTGCAAAAAGTGTAGTAGAAGATATAGAGCAAAGAGCAGAAGCATTAAGGCAACAACAAAATATGGATAAGGTTAAAGCTGAAATGATTAAGGCAAATATAGAGAGTGCTTTAGAAACTGTAAATCTAACTTTAAAAACTCCATTAGAATATAAAGACTTTGAGAAGTATCTTGCTTTAGGTTGGGATGGGCCAAGAATAGTAAGAGAAATTAATGAGAGAGCAGCACAAATAAGACAAGCTGAAAAAGCAGCAGAGGAAATGGCAACTAAGAGAATTGAGGAAGAAAAACAAAAAGAAGAAGTACAAATACCTATGGATTTAAAGCCAAAGGCTCCAGAAGTACCTAAGGAAGTTAAAGAAGATGAACCTAAGTTCTTTGTAGATACTTATGTAGAAGGTACTTTTGAGCAAATACAAAACCTTAGCAAGTTCCTTAAGGATAATGGATATAAATATGAGGTTCATAGTAAAGGAAAGGTAAAAGTAAAATAACCCTTTATAAGGAGGGATATCATGGCAAGACCAGTTAAAGAAGGATTAGAATATTTTCCTTTAGATTGTGATATAGATCAGGATGATAAAGTTGCACTTATAGAAGCACAGCATGGAATTAAAGGTTTTGGTGTAGTTATCAAACTATTAATGAAGATTTATAAGAACGGATACTTCTATGAGTGGACAGAAAAGGAACAATTACTCTTTTCAAAGAGAGTTAATGTAGACATTAATGAGGTTAATGTAATCATTAATGATTTAATAAAGTGGAATTTCTTTAATGAGGAGCTGTTTAGAAGTAAGAAGATACTTACTTCTAACGGTATCCAAAAGAGATATTTAGCAGCAGTAGGGAGAAGACAGAAGGTAAAAATATTAAAAGAATACCTACTTTTAGATGATGAAACCATTAATGTATACAAAAACTTAGTTATTGTTGACATAAACCCTAGTTCAGAGGGAGTTAATGTAGACATTGGTACACAAAGTAAAGTAAAGAAAAGTAAAGTAAAGGAAAGTAAAGAAAACAATAATAATAAATCATTACTGTTGTTTGAAGAATTAGGATTTGGTTCTATTAGTCCAATTATTTTAGAAGATGTTGAATTATTAGAAAAAGAATATACAGAGATGTGGGTAATAGAAGCACTTAAAGAAGCAAGTGAACAGGGAATAAGAAATATTAAGTATGTAAAAGGTATTCTTAAGAACTGGAAAGCACGAGGATTTAAGGCAGAGAAACCACAGAATAAGCAACAAAATAAATATAGTAAGACTAGTGGATTCAATAATTTTGAGCCAAGGGAATATGATTATGATTCATTAGAGAAAAAGCTATTAGGATGGGAGGATTAGTATGGATAATACAGAGTGCTGCTTTGTATGTGGTAGCTTCAATACAGAATTACATCATATAGTTTTTAGATCACAAAACAAGCAGCTAGAAGATTGTTATTTAAATCACATTAGATTATGTCCAGAGCATCACAGAGGAACTAACGGAGTACATGGTAAAAAGGGGCATAAGTTAGATAAGATATTAAAGCTACACTTCCAAAACACATTAGAGATTGTATTCTTTAAAGAGTTATTAACTAGAGAAGAGATTAAAGATGTATTAGACATATCAGACAAGCCTTTAAATCGTCTTTTAAAGCCTTTAGTTTTACAGAAGGGTAAATATGTTAGGGAAGAAGTAATAAGGGCTTGCATGGGAGGAAAAATGATTGTGGAGGTGATAGTTAATGACACCTAAAGAGTGGGCAGCTAAAACAATAAAAGATAGAGAAGAACTAAGGAAGAAAAGAGAAAAAGATATAGAGCAGTACGAAGCACATAGAACAGGAATGTTAAAAGCTATTAAATATAAGACTGGAGTGTATAAATGAATCCACAACAATTATTAGAAAGATTAGATCAATGTATAGCTGCTTTAGGTAGAGGCAATACACAGCTTAAGACCTTGGGTTTACAAAAGGCACAGACAGAAAAAGATTATAAGGTTAAACAAGCACAGGAAATATTAAGACTTAGGGCAGAAGGTTATCCAGTTACTATAATACAAGATTTAGTAAAGGGTAATGAAGAAGTTGCAGAGTTAAGACTTAAAAGAGATGTGGCAGAAGCAAGTTACTTTACAGGGATAGAAGCTATGAATAATTTAAGGTTAGAAATAGAGATTATAAGAAGTAAATTAACTTGGTTAAGAGTTGAATTTAAAAATAGTTAGGAGAGTTTGTATGACCAACAGTAAACAAAAAGGAGCTAGAGGGGAAAGAGAACTCTCCTCTAAGCTAAAAGAATATGGATATAAAACTAGGAGAGGACAACAATATTGTGGTGCTAATGGTGATGCAGATGTAGTTGGATTACCTGGAATACACATTGAATGTAAAAGAGTAGAAAGACTTAACATATATGATGCTATAAGCCAAGCTAAGGCAGATAAAAAAGAGAATGAATTAGGAGCAGTATTTCATAGAAAAGATAGAAGTGAATGGCTAGTAACAATGACATTAGATGAATGGATGAAGTTATATAAGGAGAGTGGATTAGATGAATAAGGTGATTTTAATAGGAAGATTAACAAAGGATCCAGAACTAAGATTTACTGCAGGAAGTGGAATGGCAGTAAGTAGATTTACAGTAGCAGTAAATAGACAATTTAAAAAAGATGAAACAGATTTTATTAATTGTGTTGCATTTGGTAAAACAGCAGAAACAATATCTCAATATCTTACAAAGGGTAGACAGATAGCTGTTATTGGAAGTATTAGAACAGGCAGCTATGATGCACAAGATGGAACTAAGAGATATACAACAGATGTTGCAGTAGAGAGCTTTGAGTTTATAGGTAATAATGGACAAGCTAATACACAAGGAAATAGCAGTGATGATGCATTTGGTGCCTATGATGATATTACTCCAGTAGATGATGGAGATATGCCATTCTAATGGAGCAGATAGGATTTAACTTTATTAGATTAAAGGAAGACTGTACAGAACTTAATAGTAAATTAACTAAAGGTTCTGTATGGAGCTTCATATTTGAACAGGAGAATAATTACATTATACAACTGGATGGAGTGTATTATGGTCCATTAAAAAATAGTTGTGAAAGGATATGAGGAAATGAACGTAAATGATGCTGCTATTAAAGCAAAGATAAGAGAGTATAGGAAAGATAAAGTATTGAAAGCTACAGCACTAAGAAAGCTAAAAAAAGAATTTGGAGTTAGCGACAAGGTGCTAGATGAATTTTGGATAGAAGTTAAGCAGGAGAAGAAAGCAACTAGCAATACAGCTAAGAAAGAAGATAAGATTATTAAAACTACAAAAGAAAAGCTAATAGCAAGTGAGGAAGTAACTGTAGGGAAGATTAAACAAAGCTTAGGAGAAGCAAAAGGACAAGCAGAGGATAAGTACATCAACAAAGATTTAAAGGTGCTTAAAATGACTGTAAAAGGTAAGTATGGAACTTATGAAAAAGAAGGAACTAAAGTTAAAGTTGGAGACTTAGAGTTTAAAAATGAACAGGACATTGAGAATTATAAACAAAGAGAAATGGCTAGATTTATGGCAGAGCTTGGAGAGATTCTTGATGTAATGCTAATGGAAGTATAAAGGTTAATGGTACAAGCTTAACATGGTAAGAGTTAAGAGAGAAATATTAACCTTAGAAGGAAGGAGTATTAAGAATGTATTTTATAGAGATTTTATTAGGATTATCAGTATTAACACTTATATTTAGTTTTATTACATCGCTTTTTATAAAGAATAATAAGCTTATTTATTTAATGCTTACTATATCAGTTGTTTCAGTAATTCTAATAGCAATATGTTTATTTTTATATATTTGTAATGCTCTTATAACTTGTTTAACCATATGGTTTGGTAATTGGTAAGTCGTAATTGTAAGAAAGTACTAAAGAGGTGAGGTAGATAAAGTGGAGGTTTTAGTTGAATATGATAAAGGTAATATACCTAAAAACAAAGAAATATTTGACTCTTTTCTAGTAGCTGATAATAAAATCAAGTCATATAAAAATATTTTATGTTCTATATCAGGAGGAAGCGATAGTGATTTGATGATGGATCTATTTTGTAGGATCGATAAGGATAAGATTAAATTCGTATTTTTTGATACAGGATTAGAGTATAGAGCTACAAAAGACCATCTAAATGAATTAGAAGATAGATATAATATTAAAATTGAATGGATAAGAGCTAAGAAACCAATTCCAATAACATGTAAAGAATATGGCCAACCTTTCATATCTAAACAAGTTAGTGAATGGATTGAAAGACTACAACGGCACAATTTTAAATGGGAAGATAAAAAATTTGATGAACTTTATAAAGAATACCCAAAATGTAAATCATCTTTAAGATGGTGGTGTAATGAGTTTGGAGATAATAGCAAATTTAATATTTGTTACAACAAAGGTTTAAAAGAGTTTATGATAATGAATCCTCCTCAATTTAAGATTTCATCAAAATGCTGTAAATTTGCTAAAAAAGATCCAGTACATGAGTTCATAAAACAAAATAATTTTGATTTAAATTGTTATGGTGTTAGAAAGGCCGAAGGTGGAGTAAGATCAACAGCATATAAGAATTGTTTTACTAATAACGCTACAAATGGAGATATAGATGAGTATAGACCTATATTTTGGTATAAAGAAGATACAAAGAGAGTATATGAACAGTATTTTAATATAAATCACAGTAAATGTTATAGAGAATATGGGTTAAAAAGAACTGGATGTGCGGGGTGTCCGTATAATAAAGATTTTGAAAATGAATTAAAGATAATACAGACTTATGAACCTAAATTATTTAAAGCAGTAAATAATATCTTTAAAGATTCTTATGAATACACAAGGAAATATAAAGAGTTTGTAAAAGCCAAATATCCAAGTAATGAATTTAAGCAAATAGAAGGACAGATGAGTATTGATAATTATAATTTGTAGAAATTAAGAGATAAATGTTCTTTGAAAATTAAATAATACGGTATTATATGTAAAGATATATTTTTTGTTCTTAATAATATATGGTACTATAAATATAGCAATGGTATTTTATATGTTAAAAGGGAGGATATATTATGTTCGAGTGTATTTTGAATACTACTAATAATTATGAACTAATAAAAGCATGGGGACCTGTTATTATTGGAATATTGTCAGTTATTTCGGCTTTAATTGTGAATTGGAGACTATTAAAATCAAAGTCTAAAGAAGAAGAGAGAAATGAGATAAACAAAAAACTTAATGAATTTTATGGTCCATTTACCCAATTAAGAAAAAAAAGCACAATGTTGTATAGGGTATTTACTCAAGGAAAAGAAGAACACTATAGAACTTTACCCGCTATATTAAATGGTGATAAATTCAGTGATAATGATATAAGTTTATTAAATCAAATAATATCAATAAATAAACAACTTGAGGATTTAATAGTAAGCAAAAGTGGATACGTAGAAGATGTAGAATTACGAAACTTGTTAGGCGAAGCTGCAACTCATTTTAACATTATGTTTTTAGCTCATGAAAGATTAATAAAAGGAGAGGCGGAAAAATTTAAAAAGTATTTATTTCCAAGAGTGTTAGATGAGAAGATAGAATTAGAAATAGAAAAATTAAATAAAAGATTAAAAGAATTAAAATAATCTTATATAGGGATGTTTGATAGAGAGTCACAATATATCTTAATACCGTATTATTCAAAAAGAATATGCGGTATTTTTTTATGTGAAATTCTAATAAAGTTAGAAGTAAGGAGGTATAGGATGGATAAAGAGTTATTCAGAAAGACAGAAGGAAAGTTATATAGATATTATAAAAGTAAAAAGAAGATACATACTCTTAACAATGAAATATCTAATCTAGAATATCATAGAGAAAGAATAGAGTATGATATAAGACATGCTAATGTAACAATAGATTATTACCAAAATGGAACAGGATTACAAGAGAGAGTACAATCTTCTCTTAGTGGATCTAGTTATGCAGAAACAGAAATGTGTAAGGAGATAGAGAAACTGGAGAGAGAACATTTAAGAATAAATAAAAAGATACTAAAGATAAAAGCTAAGATAAGAGAGCTTGAAGAATTTATAAGACATATGAATGAAAATGTAGAGCAACTTAATGAAGAAGATAAGAGGTTTATAGAATTAAAGTATGGAGATAGGAAGAATTTGTTATATATATCTATAAAACTAAATATGTCGAAGACTACAGCTTATAGAAAAAGAGAAGAGATAGTAGAGAATATAGCAGAGTATGAGGAGAATATGAAATTGTGGGAAAAAAGTGGGAAAAACATGGGAAACCAAATAGCACAAAGTATGTTTTAATAGTATTAGGAAGTTCATTGATAGACCTCCAATAAATTTCTCAATCCCTTTTAAAGCATCTGGCTATATGTTAGGTGCTTTACTTAATTTATGCAAAAGTATAAAATTATAAATATAGGGGGGAGATTATGGAGGAATTGGTAGAACAAAAAGCAATTGAAATAGAGAATGAACTTATTGATGAACATATAAAAGAAGGAATAAGTAAGGCCTATGTACAAGCAATAGCTCATTATACAGGATTAAACTTTGAAAGACCAGAATATGATTATGGAGTGGATGGAACATTTTCAGGAATAAAGGTGAGGAATAAAAGAAGGGTATCAAATGGATTTAGATTAGATTTTCAGCTAAAAGCTTCTACTAATGTAGAAGTAGAAAAAGATAGTGTTAAATATGCATTAGAAGCAAAAAATTATAATGATCTAGTTGATAAAGAAGTTTGTACTCCTAGAATATTGATTCTTTATAAATTACCAAAAGATAAAAGTGAATGGATAGATATAAGTGAGGATAGAACAATATTTAAAGATTGTGCATGGTGGTGTTACCTATGTGGTGAAGAGCCAACAAAAAATAAGGATAACATTACAATAAGAATACCTAAAGAACAGATTTTCAATCAGTATTCTTTAAAAGAATTGATGCACAGAGTAGAACAGGGGGAACTAGTATGATGTTAGAAGATGTAAATAATATAAATATAGAATCCCTTGAAGATTACTTAAATAAAGATTCATGGAAGCAAGATTTAGAATATAAGAATACAAAAGTAAAACTATTCAAGAAAACTATAGAAAATGAAGAGTACTCTTTAATTGTTCCTTCTTCAGATAGATTTAAAGATGCAAAAATTAGGATTAATGATGCATTACAAACAATATCAGCGATAAAAGGGAAAAATGTAAATTATATAATTAATGATATTTTAAGAGTTAAAGTAAAGGATAATGTAGTTTTATATAAACCAATTATAAAACAAGAAAAGGATATATTAAGCATAAGAATTATATCTAAGTTATCACAAAATGGTACTATTCCGTTAGAATATGGTTCAAATATAGTTGATGGATTAAGAAAGTTAATATTATCTGCAATTTTTACTGAAGAGAACGCAAAGCCATATTTTTTAAAAACAAGCAAAAATTCTTATGAGAAGTTATCTAAGTATAAATTAGCTCAGACCGCAGTAGGAAGTTATATTTTTAATATAGAAATAGATTCACAACAATATGAACAGATTGGAATTACTGATCAAGGAGAAATGGAAAGTACTATATCAGAAGAAAGAAAGGTAATTAGAAGAATCCAAAATGGAATAAGAGATATAAAAGAAAAAGATATTAATGAATTATTTAAAGATGGATATAAAAAAGGATTAAATGCTAATATGTGCGATGCATTAATGAACTTAAATATTGATAATGCTACTGATATAAAAATTGAATCTAAGGTAAAATGGTCTGATTTAGGGACAAAGCCAACTGACATTGTAGAAAAAGTTGTCTTAGAAAAAAGTGATTTTTATATAGTAAAAGCAGTAGCTGAAAAATATAAAGAAACTAATGATGTTGAATGTAGTATTGAAGGTAAAATTATTAGATTAAGTAATAGAAGAAACTTACACGGAAATACTATTGAGAGAAATATTGTTATTCAAACAGAAGTGGATGGCAAATACAAGAATGTAACGGTAGAATTAGGAGCAAATGATTATATAAAAGCCTGTGAAGCACACAAACAAGATAATGATATATCAATAAGTGGTAAATTATCAAAGAAGGGTAAAATATGGGTAATAAATAATTCGAGAAACTTTAAAGTATTATAAAGACTATTTGTATTATAAAACTAAATTTCTTATCCATATTGATAAGTTTAAAAGAACTCTAATAATTAGGGTTCTTTTTATTTATGCCTATAGGAGCCAGTAGAGAAGAATATAGAATGAAAAGGATGTGAGTACCCCCTTCATCCAATATATTGTGTATTACCACTCTACTGGCTTTAAAATATAAAGGGTAAAAGTACTAAAGACGATATATACTAGAGGTGATTATATATGTTAGAAAAATTGGATGAATATTTAGAAGATAAAACTATTAAAAAGATTATAACAAAGAAGTTAACAGAGGGATTCGAAAAAGTTCAAGAAAAAATAGAGAGAGAATATAGAAGTAGAGATGATTTAAAAAACTTTAGTGCGTTCAATGTTGAGAAGAAAAGAGTCAATTTAAGGATAAAAGCCCTAAGCTCATCTTACTACGCTATAATTCCAAGCATATGTATTATGATTGTTAGCATATTTGCATCAGTATTATTTAGCAAAGAAGATGTTATTGGGGATATATGGAATTTATTAGTGCTATTTGTATTTGTAGGTTCAACTGTATTTATAATATCAAAAAGTAGTATTTATGCACAATATGAGCTACTATGTTATTATATAGCGCATGATATATTAGAAGTATTGGAGAAAGAATATTTTCCAGAGAATTTCAGTGAATATAATTATAAGAAAGATATAAAAGATATAAAAGAATTTTTAGGGATAAAAGAGTTCTAATGTAGAGCTCTTTTAACTTTATATAAGGAGGTGGCATTAATGGCCAAGCTAACAGGAAAGAAAAAGATATTTGTTGATTAATACCAAGTAGATATTAATATTTATTATGAAAAATAAAGGAATTTCCCCATTTTTTATAGAAATTATGTTATTGGGGTGAAGTTGAATGAGTAAAGGAGATTATTTTAATATTATTGCAATTGTTGGAGCAGTAATTACATTTATAGTTACATACTTTAATAAAGAACAAAATAAATATATCAAATTGATAGACAACTATTTTGAGAAATTGTTAGTGCAATATGTTGATTTATATAATAAAGATAATAAAATTAATCCTTTAGATTTTATTAAAGAAAATTATAGCATTAAAGATTATTATATACCTAGCTATATTTTTTATTTAGTTAAAGCAAATAAGAAAGTTGAATTACATAAAGTTTTATTAGAAGACTATAGAAAGAGGTTTCCTAATAATGCAAATGGTATTTTTAGAACTATTGATTATTTAATGTATACATACTCGTTACTTGAAGTATTTGTATTCTCTATTTTATGTATAGTACCAGCACTTGTGATAGTATTAGTTGCGTTATACTCTATAAGTTTTGTAATCGCTGGTTTTGGAGAAGGATTTAAAGAAGGTATTTTAAGTAGTATATCAGGATTAATTGTTCTTGGAATTGTAATTGGTATTGTATTTTATGTGTTAAAATATTTAGTAAAATCAATTTCAAAAGGTATGAAAGATGAATATACAATGAAAAAGGACGAAATAGAAGAGTTGATAAATAAAAAAATAAAGAATTATGATGAGACTATAACCGAATATTATATAACTTAAGAGGTTCTAATAAAAGAACCTTTTTATTTTACGTTAAAGGAGGTGAAATAATGAATATACAAAGTAAGATAAATAAACTAATAAAAGCATTAAATACATATGGATATATCTATTTAGTAAATAGAGAACAATTCTTAAGCAAAACATCAAATAAAATATGTACAGTATATAAGTTATTTCACTTAATGGATATAGAAGATTATAACAGAATGTATCCAGATGATAAGAAAGATACTAATAAATATTCTAGCGTTAAAGTAGAACTATTAAGTACATTTAACCAAATAGAAATATTATTAAAGTTAGTAGAATTATATAAGGAAGTAGGTGGAGCAGATGGATAAGAAGCTTACACCTAAGCAACAAGCATTTGCAGATTATTATATAGAAACAGGAAATGCAACAGAAGCTGCAAGGAGAGCAGGATATAAGAAACCCAATGTGCAAGGAAGTCAAAACTTAGAAAAACTTAGTATTAAATCATATATACAAGAAAGAATAAAAGCTTTAGATGAAAAAAGGATAGCAAAATGTGAAGAAGTCCTCCAGTATCTTACAAAGGTAATGAGAGGAGAAGAAAAAGACCAATTTGGTTTAGATCCTTCACTGCAAGATAGAACTAAAGCAGCAGAGTTACTAGGTAAGAGGTATAGATTGTTTACTGAAAAGGTCGAAGTAGAAGGAGTTCAACAAGTACAGATAGTTGATGATATAGAATGATTAAGATAAAGTTAAAGTGCATAATAGCTTCAAGCTTCTATGAAGCACATAAAGATATAAAGCAAGGACTTCACACTCACTACTGGTTTAAAGGTGGTAGAGGTAGTACGAAGTCCTCTTTTATTTCCATAGAGATTGTATTAGGTATGATGAGAGATGCACAAGAAGGAATTATGTCTAATGCATTGATACTTAGAAGAGTTAAAGATACTTTATCAGAATCAGTAAGAGACCAGATTAAATGGGCAATAGATACCTTAGGCGCGAGTGATGATTGGCATGTTCCAGAAGCTAAACTAACAATAACTTATAAGCCTACAGGACAAGTAATAAGGTTTAAAGGTGCTGATAATCCTAAGAAAGTTAAATCTACAAAAGTACCTAAAGGATATATCAAATATATTTGGTATGAGGAAGTAGATGAGTTTGAAGGGAAGCATAAGATAGATACAATTAATCAATCTCTTATGAGAGGTGGACCTAAGTTTTTTGTATTTTACTCATTTAACCCACCAGAAAGTCAAAGGAATTGGTGTAACCAGGAAGTATTAGAAACTAGAAAAGATAAATATGTACATCATAGCGATTATAGAACAGTACCTAAAGAATGGCTAGGAGAGCAATTTATTATAGAAGCTGAACATATGAAGAAGGTTAATCCAACTAAATATGAACATGATTATTTAGGAGCTGTAACTGGTACTGGAGGAGAAGTATTTAGGAACTTAACTATAAGAGAAATATCAGAAGAAGAAATAAAGGTGTTTGATAGACTAAAGAATGGATTAGATTTTGGTTATGCAGCTGATCCATTAGCTTACTTGTTAATGAACTATGATAAGACTAGAAAGAGATTGTATATATTTGGTGAAGTGTATAAGGTTCAATTAAGTAATAGTAAAGCAGTTGAAGAAATAAAGAAGCTTAATCCATTAAATAAACGGGTTACTGCAGATAGTGCAGAGCCTAGAACAATAAATGAATTTAAGAAGCTAGGTTTAAATATAATAGGAGCGAAGAAAGGACCAGATTCAGTAGAACATGGTCTTAAATTTTTGTCTGAGGAAATAGAGGAAATAATAATAGATCCAGTAAGATGTCCTAATGCAAAGAGGGAGTTTGTAGGATATGAAATAGAGAAGGATAAGGAAGGAAATCTAAAAGGAGAGTATCCAGATAAAGATAATCATACTATTGATGCTTGTAGGTATGGAATGGAAGATGAAATTATAAATAAGAAAGTAAAAGTTAAGAGTAAAAGGAAAATAGGAATAAGATAATTTCGCGTAGGAGGTAAGAAGATGGCAATCATAAAGGATAGAGATTTGCTTAATGAAGATGGGAGCATATCGAATAAGTTATTAGTTAAGTGTATAGATGCACATAAGAAGCTAGTAGATAGATATAGTAAGCTAAATAACTATTATGATGGGGAACACAAGATACTATCTAGAACACTAACAACTGAATCGTTGCCTAATAATAAGATAGTAGCAAACCATGCTGAATATATTACAGATATGGCTACAGGGTATGTATTTGGAGCTCCAATAACTTATAGTGGTGATGGAGCAGATGAACTTAATAAGATATTTACTGAAATAGATGAAGATAGCCATAATAATGAGTTAGCTTTAGATATGAGTATATTTGGTGTAGGTTATGAATTGCTTTATATGAGTGATGATGAAGTCCCATATCCAGAGTTAGCAGTAGTAAGTCCTTTAAATAGTTTTCTTGTGGTAGATAGCACAGTAAAACAAAAGCCTATGTTTGGAGTAACATACTATCCTAAGTACGATATTGAAGGAACTCGAAAAGGATATGATGTTAATGTTTATACTGATGAAAGCATTACACATTATTTCTTTACTGATTTAAATAATGAATCTCCTGAAGTAGATGAACCAGAAGAGCATTTCTTTAGGGATATTCCACTTGTAGAGTATAAAAATAATAAAAGACTTAAAGGAGATTTTGAAGGAGTAATAACTTTAATAGATGCTTACAACTTATTACAGAGTGATAGAGTAAATGATAAAGAGCAAGTAGTTGATGCTTTATTGGCTGTTATAGGAGCATCTTTAGGTGATAATGAAGAAGAAAAAGTAAGTACAGCTAGGTTATTAAAAGAGTTAAAGATTATTGAGCTAGACGAGGGCGGGGATGCTAAATGGCTAGTCAAAAATCTTAATGAAACTGAAATAGAAGTACTTAAAAAAGCATTAAAAGATGATATACACGAGTTTAGTAAAGTACCATGTCTTACTGATGAAAACTTTGTTGGTAATGCTTCTGGTATTGCTATGAAGTACAAGCTGTTAGGGTTTGAACAATTAGGAAGAACCAAGGAAAGATACTTTAAACAAGGACTAAGGCAAAGATTAAAGCTTATGTCTAATATAGAGAATATAAGGGCCAAGAATATTAATCCTGGCAACATAGATATTTCTATGAAACGTTCTTTACCAGTTGATGATGAGCTTGCAGCAAGAATAGCACAAGAAACAGAAGGATTTATTTCATGGGAAACTAGAATAAAGAGATTTGATGGTGAAATAGATATAGATGAAGAAAGAAAGAGATTAGAAGAAGAAAAGAAAAAGAATATAGAACAGCAACAACAAGTTTTTGGATCATATAATTTTAAGAATACTAACCAAGAAGATGGTGAGGTAGATGAAGAGTAGTGCTTACTGGACTAGAAGAGCTAACCTAAGAATGAAAGAGTATCACAAAAATAGTGCTTCTACTATTCAAAAGATTAGTGCTGCATATGACAAAGCTATAAAAGATATTAATGAAGATATAAATAAAATCTTTTATAAGTACCAGCTAGACAGTGGTTTGTCTACTACAGAAGTTAGAGAGTTATTGAACTATAAGATATCTAAAAAGGAATTAGATAGCATTAGAGCTAGAATATACAGTATACAAGATGAAGAGTTAAAAAGATATATGATGGCTCAACTTAATGCTGATGCGTATAAAGCTAGGATAACAAGATTAGAAGCTTTAAAAGAGAGTGTATATATCAATACTAAGTTAGCCGCAGATGTTGAGATAAACCAAAGTACAAAACTATATACAGATAATATAAAGAAAGCCTACTACTCAAATGCTTTTGATATACAAAAGGGATTGGGAGTAGGTTTTAATATTGTAGAAATGCCAACAGAAACTATACAAGAGATACTTAAGAATAATTGGAGTGGAAAACACTATAGTAAGCGTGTATGGCATAATATAGATGTATTAGCAAAGCAATTAGAAGAAGTAATAACAAGTGGATTAATGAGTGGTAAAAGTTCAAGAAGGATGGCACAAGAGTTACAAGACTTAACTGACTATGGTAAGTTTGCTTGTGAGAGATTGATAAGAACTGAAACCACTTATATAACTAACGCTGCTGAAATGGAATTTTATAAAGAATGTGGAATAGATAGATACATCTTTGTAGCAACATTAGACTTAAGAACTTCTAGCGTGTGTAGGGGACATGATAGGGAGGTATATGAAGTAGAAAAAGCAGAAGCTGGAGTAAACCTTCCCCCGTTACATCCACATTGCAGAAGTACAACAAGGGCTTACTTAGGAGAAAGTACTTTAAATGATATTAAAAGAAGAGCAAGAGATCCAGAGACAGGAAAGACTTATTTAGTACCTGGAGATATGGAATATCAAGATTGGTACGATAAGTTTGTTGTTGATAAATATGGTAAAGATAAAACAGAAGTTTTTGAGAAGATGATTAAGAATAAAGCTTCTGATAGAAAACAATTAGAAAAAATCAAGGAGTATTTAGGAAAAGAATCTCCAAAGACATTGAAAGGTTTCCAAGAATTGAAGTATAATAATATCAAAGAATGGGAACTTGTTAAAGATTATGTAAAATCTAGAGAATCAAATATGATTTCAGTATTTTCACCATTTGAAGACTTTAAAAAATATAAAAATATAATCGAAAAAGAAATAGTTGGAATAAAAGCTTCAAATGGAATTGAAATTAAATCACAAAGTAAGCATTTTATAGAGAGAGTTTTAGGAACATCATTAGATTCAGAGAAACAAAGACCACGTGATGGTATAGAAATAGAAGAGATATATAAAACACTAACTAAACCATTAAAGGTAAAAGAGGAACCTAAAAAGAATAGTCATAAATTTATAGGAGAAAAGATTACAATAACTATAAATCCTAATACAGGTAATTTAATTCAATGCAATCCAACAGATAGCGATTTAGTAAGGAGGTTGAAAAATGTGTAAAGTTACCATTAAAAAAATATTGGTAGAGTACCTTTTATATTTATTAAATAATGAAAAAAATCAATATATAGATGATGTTGATGAGACCATTATTGATTTGGATAATATAAGAAATATCATAATAAGTAGTAAACAGGAAAAAGAAGATTATGTATATTTTGAAATAGATAATGTTAGCAAAACAAGATTATTGCAATATGTGGTTGATAAACAATTAGAGATAGGATTTGTTAATGAAGATTACTTAAATGAAGAGGGTAAAAATCTTCAACGAATATATGATGAAATATATTATCAAACAAATTAAGCACTTACTAAGTTGAATAGTAGGTGCTTTTATTATGGATAAAATTAAGTCTTAGGAAACTAAGGCTTTTTATTATGCCCAAAACTTGCTTAAGGCTTTAAACTGTGCATGGAATTTAGTCATACGGACGTTAAACGGAGGTATTTTATGTTTAGAAAATTTCAAAGAATGTTAGAAGCAGATACAGGAGCGGGAGTTAATGGTTCAGGCAATACCGGTAATACTGATACTACAACTCAAAATGAATCTACTTCTAATGAGAAGACAGAAACTAATCAAAGCGAGAAGACTTTTACTCAAAAAGACGTTGATAAGCTTATTCAAGAAAGAGTAGCTAGAGAACAGGCTAAGTGGGAAAAGAAGGTACAAGATGAAAGAACAGAAGCAGAAAAACTTGCAAAGATGAATGCAGATCAAAAGGCAGAGTATGAAAAGCAAAAGAGAGAAGATGAACTAGCAAAAAGAGAAAAAGACATAACTACTAGAGAACTAAGAGCAACAGCTTATGAAACTCTAGCAGAGAAGAATCTACCTAAGGAGTTAGTAGATATTCTTAACTATGAATCTGCTGAAACTTGCAATAAAAGCATTGAAGCAGTAGAAAAAGCTTTCCAATCTGCAGTAGAGAAAGCAGTAAATGATAAGTTAAGGGGTGGGAATCCTCCTAAAGGTGGACAAGGAAACAATAATCAATCAACATTTGGTTTTAACTTTACTGGAGTTAGACCAAAGGAAACAAAATAGATTAAAGAAAGAAGGAATGTAAAATGACAGTAAATTATGCTGAACAATATGCAAGGGAGTTAGCAAATGCATATCCATATGTACTTTATTCAGGTAGATTGTGGAGTACAGAAAATACAAATAAATTTAAACCGGTTGATGCAAAGACAATAAAAATACCTAAGCTTTCAACAACAGGAAGAGTAAATGGAAATAGAACTAAGATAGGTGATTTTTCTCAAAACTTCTCAAATGATTGGGAAACTAAGGAGCTTAAAAACCATAGAATATGGCAAACATTAGTGCATCCACAAGATGTTAATCAAACTAATCAAGTTGCTTCAATATCTAATATTACTAAGACTATGAATGAAACTCAAAAGTTCCCAGAACTTGATGCAATGATGTTCTCTACTCTTTACACATTAAAAAATGCAAAGAAATCAATAGCAGCAGAAGAAGCTGAATTAACTTCTAAAACTGCATTAGCTAAATTTGATGCAATGATGGATGAAATGGACGAGGGGTTAGTACCACCAACAGGAAGAATACTTTATGTTGATACTTATACTAAGACTTTATTAGATAATGCTGTAGCTATAGTAAGAACAAATGGAGATAAGGTTTTATCTAGATCTGTATCAAGACTTGATGAAGTTGATATCGTTGGCGTACCTACTACTTTAATGAAAACTAATTACACATTTAATGATGGAACAACAGGGGGACAAGAATCCGGTGGAATAAAACCAGGAGATTCAGCTGGAGATATGGCTATGATATTAGTTCATCCATCAGCAGTATTGCCAATAGTATCATATTCATTTGCACAATTACAAGAACCATCAGCGTTGAGCCAAGGTAAGTATGTATACTTTGAAGAATCATTTGAAGATGTATTTATATTAGATGAAAGACATGTTGGAATTCAAATATGTGTTAAGAAAGTTGCAGTTTAGTAAGAGAGGGTAAAACCTCTCTTTTGTTATGAGGTGTTATTATGGCACAGTTAGAAAAGTTAAAAATAAGGCTAGGAATTAGTGATAATAGCGAAGATGCTCTATTAAATATGCTTTTAGAAGATGCAGAAGGTGAGATATTAGACTTCTGCAATAGAGATATACTTCCAGATAAAGCACAGGTTCTACAAAGGGAATTAGCTATTACTTACTATAATCGTATGGGAAGTGAAGGAGAAGCTTCTAGGAGTGAAGGAGGAGTATCTGTATCTTATTCAACAGATATACCAGAGAATATTAAAAGTAGATTAATAGCTTTTAGAAGGCTTAAGTTAGTAGGTGTTGCAAATGCGAATAAAGAATAAAAAGACTTATTATCTTAAGAAGAAAACAGTAATTAAAGATAATGAAGGTGGTAAATATCCAGGATATTCAGAGCCTATAGAAATACAAGCAAATATATATCCAGCGAGTGGAAAATTACAAGCTGAAATATATGGAGAAAGGCTTAATTACATCTTAAATATGCTATATGATGAATCAAAAAATATAAATGAAGGTGATGGCATATGTGTATATGTTTCTAAAGAAAGTGAACCAGATTACAAAGTTATAAGCATTAAGCGATATTCACATCTATTTATTGAATTGGAGAAGATATAAAAATGGGCAAGAGCGTTGTTGGTTTAGATAGTCTTCTTAAAAAATTAGATAAATTAGGTGGAAATGTTGATGAAGTACTTTATAAGAGTATGCAACAGCAAGGTGAGTTAGTAAAAGGTGATGCAAAAGACTTATGTCCTACTGGTGATACTGGTGATTTGAGACAGAGTATTCATAGGCAAACTAAAAGGTATAAAGACAAGATAGTATCTAAAGTTTATACAAATAATGAATATGCAGGATATGTTGAGTTTGGTACAGGAAAAAAAGGAGAAACAACTCCTGCAGTAGATAAGTATCCTGGTCCTCTATCGTATAAGCAAGATAAGTGGAAAGTTAATATTCCAGATGTAGGGGTAAGGTGGGTAGAAGGTCAATCAGCTCAACCTTATTTATACCCTGCATTAAAGAACAATGAAGAAAAAGTAATAGAGAATATAAAAGAGGATGTTAAGAAAGCTATAAAGGAGGTAGCAAAGAAATGATTAATGTTAAGGATCAAATTTTTAATGCTATCAAAGATATATCTTCCAATGTAAGTGATAGCTACCCGTCAGAATGGGCGAATTTACCCGCTATACAGTATGTAGAAGAGGATAACAAGGTATATGAGTTTACAGATGGAAAAGAGGACAAATCTTATATAAGATATAAAATTGATATTTGGCACAATAGGAGTACTTCTGAATTTGCTTTAGAAGTAGATAAAAAGGTATCTGCATTAGGGTTAAGGAGAACATTATGCCAAGATGTAGCTGACCCTAGTGGGTTACGCCATAAAGTAATGAGATATGAGGGGATTATAGATAATATTACCCAGTTTGTATATCAATAAAAGGAGGAATGAAAATGTTAGCTAATGGAACTAAGTTAGGATTTAAGAAAAGCGGTGCAGAACCGGATGTGTATACAGATTTACCAGGCTTAAAGGAAATACCTGAATTAGGTATAGAACCAGAAAAAGTTGAAAATACTTGTTTAAGTGATAAAGTAAAGCAATATGAAAATGGAATAGGAGATGCAGGGGATTTAGAATTTAAATTTAAGTATGAAAATTCTAGCGCAACTAGTCCATATAGGATATTAAGAAAAGCACAAGAAGATGGTGAAGTATTGAGCTTTGAAGAAACATTACCAGATGGAACAAAGTTCAATTGGAAAGCACAAGTAAGTGTCAAATTAGGTGGCGGTGGAGTAAATGGGGTTATAGAATTTACTCTTAAGATGGCACTTCAAAGTGAAATAACAGTAGTTGATCCAAGTTAAGTATTTAGTATCTTTTATTCTCCATATATTTAGTCTATAATTACATTATTAGGAGATATATGGAGGGCATTTTATGGGATTAATGAGTAAGTATAAAGAAAGACAAGAAAAGAAACTCAAAGAGCATGAAGATAGATTAAAGGAAATTGATGAATTTAACTTTCAAGCTATGTGTAGAGCAGGTGGATTTACAGAAGAGGAAGGAAGAAAAGTAGTAGAAGAAAATATAAGCAAAGGTAGATATAAATTTCACTTAGAAGATACAGAGCATAATATCAAGAAACCTATTGAGGAGAAGAAAGTATGTTGTCCTAAATGTGGAAGCACTCAATTAACTGCCAATAAAAAAGGATATAGTTTAGGAAAAGCGATAGCTGGAGGAGTAATAACTTTAACTCCAATAGTAGGAGTTGCTACTGGATTAATAGGGAAAAATAAAATAATAATAACTTGTTTAAATTGTGGCAAGCAGTTTGAACCAGGAAAGAGATAAGCACTTACAGTTTGTAGGTGCTTTTTATTATGCAAAAGAAAGGATGATATAAATGGCAAGAAAACAATTTGCTGTATGGCAAGTAGGAGATGAGGAGTATAAGTTAAAGCTTAAGACTTCTACTTTATGTGATTTAGAAGAAAAATTAGGTACTAGTTTAATGAATGTATTAGGTAATGGGAATATGCCTGCATTAAAAATAATGCTTACGATAACGCATTATGCTATGAAAGATTATAATGCAAACATTAAGTTTAAAGATGTACAAGATATATTTGATAAATATGTTGATGAAGGTGGAAGTCAATTAGAATTTTTCACTAAAGTGATCATGGATATTTATAAGGTGAGTGGTTTTTTTACAGAATCTCAAACAGAGATGATGGAGGAGAAACAAGAAGAGATGAAGGAAATGCTGGAATAATAAATAGTTATACTGAATTAATAGAAGGATTATACCCACAGTTTTTAGATATGGGATATAGTCCTTCTTTGTTTTGGGATTCTTCACTTCAAGAAGTTTATGACTTAATGGATAGCTACAACAGAAGAAAGAAAAATGAAATTAATGAGCTAGAGGATAAGCTAAAGGCTGAAATATCTCTTAATGCAGTATTAGCAAGACAGATAGGAGAATATGTAGCAAGTTTATTTAATAAAGAAGCTCAATTAACTCCATTAAATAAATTTTTTCCTAGTCTTTTTGCAGAAGACAAAGAAGAAGTTAATAATGATATGGCATTATATAAAGCTAAGATGGAGGAATATGCTTATAGGCATAATCAAAAATTAAGAAAGGAGGAGTAACATGGATGGTATGACTTTAGAAAAACTTCAAGTATTAATAGAAGCACAAACTAAGGGATTTAGGGATGAAATAAATAAGGTGCAAAGTGAAGTTAAAAGAATGACTAATACTGTTAATAACGAAGTTAATAAAGTTAAAAATATCTTTAAGTCTCTTGGAAGATTTGTAGTGACTCTAGGTATAGGTAAGATATTTGTTAATAGTGTTCAAAGTGCAATGAAAGTAGAAGCAGCTATTCAACAGATTACAAGAACCATGGGCGAGAGTACTAATCAATTCTTAAAGTGGTCAAAGGCTAATGCATTAGCATTTAATATGTCACAAAGTGATGCAATGAATTATGGAGCTATATTTTCTAATTTAGTAAGTACATTCAGTAATGGTACTCAACAAACTTTACAATATACTACAGATTTATTAAAAGCTTCTTCTATTATAGCTAGTGGTACTGGTAGAACTATGGAAGATGTAATGGAACGTATTAGATCTGGTTTACTTGGTAATACAGAAGCCATTGAAGACTTAGGAGTTAATGTAAATGTTGCTATGCTACAGAGTACAGAAGCATTTGAAAGATTTGCTAATGGCAAATCGTGGGACCAATTATCTTTCCAAACACAACAACAAATTAGATTAATGGCAATATTAGAGCAAACAAGCAATAAGTTTGGTGGGGAAGTATTTAATAATACTAATTCTAGCTTACAACAATTCGTAGCAGTTCTTAAAGATGTTGCTTTAAATATAGGAAATGCTTTCTTACCTATTATGAATGTAGTAATGCCTATTTTAACTAACTTTGCTATGGGACTAAGAACTGTAACAGGATATGTTGTAGCATTTATGCAAACTCTATTCGGATATAAGCCATCTAATAAAACTGGTGTTGGAGGAGCGACAGGACAAGTTAATACATTAGGTAATGCTGCTACTAAAACTGGAGAAAAAGCTAAGAAGGCACAAAAAGAAGTAAGTAGACTTCTAGGTGGATTTGATGAAATAAATGTATTAAGTAAAAATAGTAGTTCTGATAGTGGAAACACAGGAATAAGTGCACCCATAGGTGGAGGATTATTAGACTTTAGTAATGCTGAAATACTTGAACCAGATACAAGTGGATTGGAAGCTGCAGTAAATAAGTTTAAAGATATTTTTAGACCAGTTGCAGAAAGCTTTGAAAGCTTAAAAAAATCATTAAATCCATTTATAGATAATGTAGCAGAGAATTTGAAATGGTTTTGGGATGAAATATTAGTACCATTTGGTACATGGAGTATATCTAGTCTTATTCCAGCATTTTTTAATGTTTTAGCCGGAGCATTAGATATAATAAATCCGATAATAGATGTTTTTCAGGAACAAGGAGCTTGGTTGTGGGAGAGATTTTTACAGCCTATAGCTAGTTGGACAGGAGGAGTTATAGTAGATGTTCTAAATGGATTAGCAAAGGTATTGAAATCTATTGGAAATTGGATGAAAGAACATAAAGGTGTAATTGAAGCTATTGCAATTGTAGTTGGAAGTTTTGCATTAGCATGGGGGTTAGTAAATGTAGCTTTTGGTATATATTTCGGAATATTAAACACGTATAATGCAATAGTATATATAGCTTCTACAGGTACAAGTATTTTTGCTGGAGCTATGGCTGCTTTAAATTTACCATTATTAGCAATAGTTGCAGCAATAGCAGCAGTTATTGCTATAGGTGTGTTACTTGTAAAGCACTGGGATGAAGTTAAAGAAAAATGTGGACAAGTATGGGATTGGATCAAAGACAAGTTTAACCAATTTAAAGAATGGCTAGGCAATGTATTTGCTACTGATTGGAGCGAAAAGTTTGGTTTCCTAGGAGATATACTAAATGCATATCTAACTAATGTAAAGAATGTTCTAGATGGAGTTAAAAGATTTTTCAGCGGTATTATTGATTTTATAGCTGGTGTATTTACAGGTAACTGGGATAGAGCTTGGAAAGGCGTTAAAAACATATTTAAAGGAATATGGGATAGCTTTACTGGAATAGCTAAAGCACCTATAAATATGATTATCGGACTTATTAATGGAATGATAAGTGCAATTAATGTAGCTATTAGAGGAATAAACAAGTTGAGTTGGGAGGTCCCTAGTTGGGTACCAATTATAGGTGGAGAAACTTGGGGATTCGATATACCACAGCTCGGAAAAGTTCCATACCTAGCTAAAGGTGGTATTGTAGATAGTGCAACTCTTGCTGTAATAGGAGAACGAGGTAGAGAAGTTGTAATGCCTTTAGAGAATAATACAGGGTGGATTAGTTTATTAGCAGATAAATTAGCTTCTAGAATGCCACAAGGAGGAAATACTTCATATCCAAGTGGTCCTTTATCAATAATATTAGAGATTAGTGGAACGGAACTAGGAAGAGTAGTTATAGACAATATGAATAAGCTATTTAGACAAGAAGGAAAAATTT